AACTTGTCTGTTGCATGAACTGTAACAAACACACACTCAGTGTGAGTGTATATCGCGCGTTTAGTTCCCGCTTGAGTTATGCCGTGGTAGGGAGCGGATATTTTTTCTACCCCGTCTTGTGAAAAAATAGACATTTCACCTTGCATTAAGAAAAACGGATGCGTTTTGTTATGTATTTTCGTAACGATAAATAATCCTGCTGGATTAAAAATCTCACGAATATACTGACCGTCTGCAAAACTATGTTTAGTTGGGTTTATCTCATGAACCGTTTGTAGTTTAGCGGGATGTGCGTTAACCGCTTGTTCGAACTCAGTTATTTTTTCTCTGAATTCTTTTTGTTTTCTTTGGTATACCGCGTAATCCCACGCTTCATCGAAATGAAACGTATGCTGCAGCCCCCATTCTTCCGTTTTTTCTATAAAGTGCTTTTTAGCGTCTTCTTTAGATAAAGGAGCGTTTTTAATTTGCTCGTCTATCTGGGCCATTGTAAGCTGGCTCATTTATACGACTTCCCGTAATAACCTTTCGCGTAACTTAAACCACCACCGTTAGCTTTTTTAGCAGTAGTTGCGGCCTGTCGGAAATTTTCCTTCGTCGGCGCACCTTTAGATCCCGCCTTACGCATCGTTTCGCCAGAACCCGAAGCTATCCGCTTACGCTTTGCGGCGATATTTGCATACAACCCTGGACGTCCCCCACCTGCCATCTGGTCAGGATCGCTAAAAATATCTTTCCGTAACTTCTGGATTCCAGATTCACCTTGGCGGTTCATAAAATCTTGGTATTCGCGTAATGCCGTTTCGTATTCTTCCGACATTTCGCCTCCTTCTAAACGAGTGTTAAAATCACTACGCTCACGTAACCCCTCTAACTGTTCCGCTCGGGTACGGTCAATACGATCTTGATCCGCTAACCGCGTTAACATATCGTCTTCGTCTAACCGGCGCATACGATCCGCAGTATCAGCTTTATCTTTTGTAATAAACTGCGCTAGTTCATCTTTTAACGAAGCTAAACCCTTAGCCTTTCCTCCAGGCCCACCCATCATTCCAGCTAATAATGCCATCTCTGGGCCAACCATAGAACTTAATGCAGGTTGATCACTTAACGATACAGCTAATTCGCTCGGCTGACCCATCTCCTGCGTTTGCCGCATCGTCAACGTATCTTTATTGGTATTTTGTAACATCGCCATAATTTCGGGCAAGCTATCCATTACCTCTTCGCCGAGAGTAATATCCCCCGTACCGCGTAACAGCGACAGTAAGCCTCCACGACCGCGACTAAGTTCTTCATCGTAAACCGCTTGCATATCGTCCATTACCATTTCACCTTATCGGCCCAATAAGCTGCGCTCATCTTGCCCTTTTTGATATTCTTTCCGTGACGTGCCTTAAAACTCTTACGCCGCGCCTTTTGCTTCGCCGACTCCCCCGCTTTAGGCTTACCCGCAGTTTTTACACCCTGCTGCCCAAATCGAATCGTCTTAATTTTATCGCCTTCCTTAGCAACAACGATATGGGATTTTTTAGGATGGGACGGGGTACGCTTCGGTTTGTTATAACCGCTAACCCCTGCGCGTTCTAACCGAGAATCTTTTTTCTTTTTCTCAGGCATCTTCTGCTGCTTCTTGCGCGTCTTGTCGACTAAATGGACTAGCTGTAAATACCGTTCGTAAACTTTCCGGCCCTAGAGTTTGTAACCGGCCTAAACCACCGACCATCATCCCTGAACCACCTAATAACGAACCTAAACCACCGCCCATCATCTGAGCACCCGCACCTAAATGCCGAGATAACTGCCCCTGATTTGCAGCAATCATCTGCGTACCCTGACTAAGCTCGTCTAAATCACCCTGAAGCTGCTCTAACCGCTCACGGTTATTCGTCGGGCCTTGCGGCTCCGTAACGGCCATAGCTTCTGAATCATCCCCCGCTGCTGCTTCTGCCTGTGCTTGCATATCTCCAGCCGTAGGCATCGGCCCGTATTGCGCCCTCATCTGATCGCGCATTTGTAACATCATCATCATCTGCGGATTCATAAACATCCCGCGACCCATCGTCGAACCATAAGGAGACTGACCGTACATAACGTATCCTCATCAAAGATAGCCGAATCGTAACTCCCTAATCACTACTCTCGCTACCCCTAAAAAATTTTCGCGAAAAATTTTGACCCATCGAAAAATATAAATGTGCGAAATTTTTGAATAGGGAACCTAAAGCAAAAGTATCTCGGAAAAAGAGGCGGGAACTAGGTAGTGGTGGGTGGGCGGGTGCCTTGCGGCATTTTTGGGGGTATGGGGGGTCTCTCAGACGGATCCGCTAAGTCGCGCCCCTAAACCGAACCGTTAGCGCGGAAAGGTTATAAGCAAGCGTGGCTATATAGCAAATTAGTAGGTCGTTTTCGCTTTACTTTAGCAGGCGTATAGGCGAGGATACGTCTGTGGTCGGGCGGTAGCGTGGCCACATACACTTAGAAAGTAGAAAGGAAAACACTATGGCTAACTCAGCTACAAAGCAAGCAGCAGCTCCAATGGAGCTTCCCACTATGGTCGGCACTGGTAAGTCCACCAGCGGATCAGTAATGTTCGACAGCGTTCCGTCTGGCGTGCGACTCCCCAAGCAGATGATCAAGATCATCACCGCGTATTACGCGCTGGCCGGAGACGCGCACCGAATGGTCGCGATTCAAGATATCGTCGACGCGCTATCCGACTGGGGATACCAGCAGGACGCGGCGGTCGTCATGACTCACTACAAAATGCAGATCGAAGGTCGCAAAGAGTGGAAAGGTCAGACCGGTATCGTCAAACTAGGATCCTTCGAATAGAAGGATCCCTACCCACGAAGGGAGCCACTCGGCTCCCTTTTTTATGACCAACGCTTTCGGTCAATCGCTCAATCCGTCTTTCGCTCGCCGTCAATGAATCGTGGTGGGTGGGTGGGTGCGCTCGCGCTCCGTCAATCTTTTTATAGTCGATCGATCGATCGATCGATCCGTCGATCGATCAAACGTGGTGGGTGGGTGGGTCAATCGCTCCCTCGCTCAATTAATACAGTCGATCGATCCGTCGATCCGTCTGTCGATCCGAGCCGATTCGTAATCTCTCCCTCGATCGTTTGCGGTACGCGCTTCGTGATCAGTGCTCCGAGTCGATCGATCAGCTGATCTTTGGAGAGCATGTCGATCTTCGCGGTCAGTACCTCGCGTCGATCGATGTAAAGCCCTCCGACCTTCCCTCGGTGTATCTCTGCCGTGATCGCTGCGTTAATCTGCCCCGACTCCCGTGCCTCCTCACGCAAGTCGTGGAGGGCGGAGAGGTGGCCCTCCATGGAAACCCTATCCCTCTCTGCCTCCTTGATTTCCTGGTCTATAAGGTAATTTCGCAAAAGTGGGTTGTGGTTGAGTAAGACGCTGCCTTGTCGTTTAGCTGCGGCTCGATTCTTCGTATAGCCTGCTTTTACCGCTGCTTCGGTAGCGTTTTGGCCTTTCAGATACTCTCGAGCGAACTTCTTTTGTTTCGGATTTAGCGGTTGCCATCTCTTACCATCGGCGTCGATGTACCCGTTTCCGTCATCAGCAGGTGTCAGGGGAGTGTACTGTAGTTCTTTCATGCAGTGTTTCCGAGGGTCGTAAGCGTGTAGAACTATATCTTAGAAAATAAAATAATTTATAAAAAGTAAAAATTTCCCTCATGGCCTCTCACCACTATTCACTGTTCTCGTTTCAATAACCTATACGATTTCTATTACTTTCTCGTCACACTCATCACGGCCCCCATCCCTTGTATCTAGAGGCTTCTTTCACTTTTCTATTACTTCTATTACTTTATTAGTCGTTTTAGTTGAAAAAAATAAAAAAAGTTTTTTTTCTAAATAGACAATATACGCAATATCTCGGGTCGTTCTAATAGGCACAAAAAAGCCCGCTCGAGGCGGGCTTAATCAAATCGAGGCTTTGTTAAAAACGAATCAGCCCGTCAATGTTTATTCGGTCTGCATCGCGCACTGGGTTCCACAATTCACTGCGGGTTTCTTTTTCTTGGCGTAGTCGATGGCGAAGAACCATGCACTGTCCTGCTTGCTTTTCTCGGAAAACGCGCATTTTGTTATTACTAGTTCTTTCTGCTGAAAGATCAAAGCCATCTTCAGCAAACCGTGCCAGTTTGGTCATCACTTCAACTTGCTCGTCGGTCAGGTTACTCAAGTCCATCTCGGCGATTGTATTTCTTGGTTCCATACCTTTCTCCTTTCTATCGTTTAGTAATCCGGCGCGGCGTATACCGCGCGTATATATAAGGTACTTACGAGTACCCCGATAGTAAAGCACTAAACGACTAGGTTTTCAATCGTACCGTCGCTATCGTGGTGGTAGCGGTCAACGAGTCGGGCATATTCTTTAATCTGATGGCGTAGCACTTGTTTATCAAACGCGCTAGTGTTTTCATCAAGATCCGCGTAATCCGCTTTGATATCCCAAGCCATATTCGCAAGGGCTTTGCTTCGCGCTACGTCGAGCGGCGTTTCGTTAGTTTCGTTTCTCATTAGTCCTCCAAATTAACTAAAAATACAGGGTGGTCATCGTCAAGTCGATCACCGATACTCGGAGCACTCCAAGCGTTACTACAAAATCGTGCAGGTACTAGCTCGTTGTTATCTTGACGAATAGTTATTTCAGTATCGAGTTGCTCTTCAGTGAGAGTCGACAGCCGCCATTTAAGTTGTCGGTATGTCATATCAAAACCACCCCGTCGAGGCTGTATCGGTCTTAACGAGCTTGCCGTTTTTGCCGATGTAAACAGGTACAAAATCACAAAAGTCTGGCGACTTTCTGCTAGTGCGAACGTAATACTCGCACCCTTCCTCTGGTTTGAAATCGCGTAAACGCTTCTTTCCTAGGGATATACCAAGCCCTTGATCTTTCTTGCTTATCCAATACATATCATCTTCCTATATGTTCGATATCCGACTCGGGTATCACTTGGTACGCACCTTTGTTATACGCTGGGGCGATCGTCGCTTTTGTTACTGGGAGATCGTCACGGCGGCTAGTGCAATCCATAGTCGCGAGTCGAGATGGGTAATTAATTTCACGGTAAGCCTCGGGTCGAGGCTCCCGTGGTTTCAGCGGCGTAAATGGCCGCTGTTTGGGTTTAGTGTTACGGAGCATTTTGTATCGCTTAGGCATCTCGAACGTACTCATCTGCATAATCTGACTCGATACGATCCTCGTCGACGATATCGCGGTCGGCGTCGATATACGTCAGAGCCTTAGCTCTTTCTTTAAGATCTCTTTCAAACTCGAACTCCCAATAAAAAGCTATACGGTACGCTTCTGATTCTTTCAGCTCGTGTAGCAACTTCTCTTTCGTCTGGTAGCCGTATTCCTTAGCGTCGACCATATCGATCAACCAATTTACAAAGTACCGAAACCTAAGTCTCTCGGAAGCGTTAAACCCGTCAGGCCGTTGGACAATCTGAACGGTAGGGTCGAGCCATGAATACATATGCGCTAACGCTCGCACCTCTGGAAAAGCGTCATCAGCTGCTTCGGGGAATAAATTACCTCGTAGCGTTATTTCACTCGCTGCGGATACTGCTAAAGCAACTAAGTGGTGCGCGGTATTAGAATTCAAATCGCAATGGTCTACAACGTACTCTCGTAAAACACGCTGAACATCTTCTTGGCTAATCGCCATATCTGTCTCCTTTCTGCTTTCTAAGTTATCCGCGCCGGTTAGGGCGCGGTATATATAAGGTACTTACGACTAACGCGAAAGTAAAGCACTAACGCGATTCCTCGACCACCTTATACGTTTTAAGCTCTGGGTGGGTGTGGTAAGTATCTATCAGAAACTGTAGCAGTGCTCTCAGCTCCGGTGCAAGATACTCGTCGTAGTCCTTTTCGTCGGCAAGTCTACGGTTTACTTCGAGGACTATATTCAAAAGCCTGTCGTTTGTTTCTCCCATTAGTCCTCCACGTCCTGTTGCCAATGTATAAACTCCCATTCGAAACGATTCGGGTCTGACCGATCAACGGCAAGCTCTGGGAGTATTTCTTCTTTCAGACGGTCAAGAGCATCGTCTTCGTCGTAGGCTTTGAAATAAAACTTTACTTCGACTTGCCATAACTTCGGCTCGACGTCCTCGCCACCATGGATACGTTCGATCTCGGCAGCGTCACTTAACTCGCGTGCGCGGTCTATATCAATCACGATACGGCCTCCTCTGCATACTCTCGTGCTTGCTGCATTCGAGCGATAATGACTAGGCTGTTGCAACTACTGCAACACTGTCCGTCAGCCAAAGGCTGCGCGTTATGGCCACCGGCCCAACCGTTCGCTTGAACGTCGATCTCGTCGCCACATAGAACACAATCGTTCATACATTTCTCCTTTCTAAATAAGTAAATCTGGTAGTTGGTTCGATTGGTAGATTACAAAAGGTCATCACTACCCTCGGGGGTCTACACTTCATCGAACCTATTTCTCGTAAAACTCTCCAGCAGGAGAGAGGAAAACCCCCTGACGCTACCAGTCGCCTGAGTCGTATGTCCCCCACACAAATCATGTATCGGATGCTTCGAGTTGTAACCTGCTCCACATCGCATCCGTAATTTTCGGTAACTCTTTATAGAGTACCTTGTAATCGCTACAGCCCATCAAACATTTAACTACTGCGTAACCCTCGAGATGTTCGTCGGGGGTTTTCCAGCCACGACAATCGTCGTTGTAGCAGAGCGTGATATCTCGCGGTAACGAGTCATACGCTGCATCAAGCCGATCCGTTTGGTCGTCATAAAAATCTTTAAACGCTGCATCTAAAAACTCCTCCTCGCTACCGAACATTGCTCGATATGATTGGGTATATCTCTTGCGCCAACCGTCATATTCGACGACGACATCTACTGTGCCGTCGTCTACGATTACCGCACTCATGAGTGCGTATATCCGTCTGTTTCGATACCTAGCCACATATTTGGTACAGCGGCCATAATGCAATCGTCGTACATTGCTTTATGTACGTCTTTAACGACCCAGTCGGTAAACGTGATATACGCAAAGTCTGGGTGCTGGCTATCCAGCACGTGTTGTTCGAATACCTTTACAAGTGCTTTGTCTTGCTCAGGCGTTGGTGAAAGCTGTTCTAGCTTTTTAACTGGTGTGATAAATGTCATACGTTCTCCTTTCTAATCGGGGCGCGGGTAGCGCCGTTATTAATAACGTAGCGGCGACTACCCCGAAAGTAAAGCACTAACCTGCGAAAGCTAGGACGCTTAACGATACCGCTACGAGTATAGCGATCCCTGCTATCGAAACTCCAATAACGGCTGGCCAAATTGGTACTTCTAACTTTGACGGGGTTACTGTAATCTCCGATGGTTTTTGCCGGTCGATAATTTTGTCGATATTTTGCAACATCTCTTGTATATCGCTCGGCGGCTCTAGCTTTTCTGCAGCTTTTTCAGCGGCTTCTTTTACAGCCTGTTGCGAATGCTTAGGCGTATCTCTTTTTGGTGACCACTCTCGTGGTGGGGGAAGTTCTGAACTCGGATCTTCGAGGATACGTTCAAGTTTTTCGACACGCTGTGGACTTATAACTTGCTCGCCATTTTCGACCTTCGAAAGAGTGTACATCGTCCGTGATAACAGCGCGGGTTCAGCTTTACCTCTAAAGACTTCATACGCTGCAAAAGTGTAAACAGGGTTCTTAGTTTTTCGACTGCTCTGTCGAATAACGTACCCTTGGGATATTGCTGAGGCGGTCAGTATTTTTTGAAACTGATCTACCGTTGACGGTGGTTTCTCTTGAGCTATTTCAGCCCAAATCCTCCGAGATTCTTTGTACAACTCTAAGCGAGTCGCTGAACCGTTCAAGTTCTCCATCGCGGTATATATAACCATGGAGCGGGAATGCAGCCTTCTTGGTATCGGTGCAATCTTCATTCTACTTTCTCCTGAGAGTTATGGGGGCCGTAGCCCCCGATCAAATTAAAGCTGTACGATAAAACCTTCATCGATCAGGGCTTTTTTGTAGCAAGCGATAATTCGCTTTTTCTGCTTTTCTGGGTTTTTAGTATTCGGCATACTGATATGCCCTTCCTGAACACCTAGATCAGCAACTTGCTGCATCGTAAAATCGTCACGATTAAACTCTGTAGCTTCAATGTCTTGCATTGAAATAATCAAGGCTTGGAACTGCGGGGTTTTGACAGTAGTCTCCCCGAGTTGCTTGCCGGTGTACTTAAAGTGCTGTGCGGCACGACCACGACTCGCGGCTGGTGCTTTCGTCACTTTAATCGCAGATACCTTGGCTACTTTCTTAACGGCAGGTTTCTTTGGCGCAGCTGGGGCTGCTTCTTTTTTGGCTGTTGCCATGTCATTCTCCTTTCTATGATGACGTTATACTTTCTAACTGGTTTTTACCAGCTTGTTTACTACTTTACTACCGACGCTACCGAAAGTAAAGCAGTATTTAGGTTTACCGATCTTGGTTGACATACGCTGATGTAGGCTCACCTGTATCGAACATCTCAGGTTCTTCAACTGGCGAGTAGTATCTGATCAGCCTTTGGCAGCGGTCTGCCATACGCAAACATTCGCTGCGCATAATCGTTAGTTCAGCTTGTAGCTGTAGTAAATCTTCGGGCAAAGTGAGGGTTCTATCTTTCACGAATCAATTCCTTCTTGTCTGGTTTCGTTTTCTTCTAAGTACGCTTTAACGGGGATCAGCCATTCTTCAAGAGCTTTACGATCTTGATCAATAACCGAGTCCCCAAGCCCACAATCTTGTTCCGCCATCTTTATAGCAAGTGCGCAACAGTGTTCTGCTGCGCCTTGTTGTATCAAAGTAAAATCTGAAAGATTTCCATTGATAACTTCTGGATCAGATAGCGTGTTTAGGTAGTACCACAACTGACTAATAAACTCTTGGTCAATAACTACCGCATTGTGCAATCTAACTACTTCGCCCATTTACGCCGCCTTCGCATATTCAAGTGCAAGATTAAACGCTTTGGTCTTAGCCGCTGACGCGTTACCGAACATCGAGTTGTATACACGGTTTTCGCCGGTACGCTGATGGTCTTCAACAAACGTCACAGCGTTTACCGCGCCCCACCATGTACCCTTAGCTGATTTAGCGTCGGCTCCTGGAGAGGTGACTAACGCTTCGAACACCGTCTTAGCGGTATTATTTAGCGCATCGCGTAACGGGCCGTCTTCGAGCTTGTGATCTTCCAACAGCTTCGGTTGGTACAAGTTAGAGATAAACTCTAGAACCTGACCGTCTTTAGCTTTCGTCTTGGATAAGAACTCAGCCGCTTCCTTAAACTCTGCACGCCGCTCGTATACAGCGCCCATAGTTTTAAGAGCTTCCTCTTCTCGGATATCGTCAAACGCGGTACGGTGCGACATACGAAACTCAGCGGTTGCTGTTTGCTTTAACGCTAGTTGCAACGTATTGCTACATACGACTCGCACTTCGGTATCGCGTATAGACATCGCATATCCTGGCTGGTGTGGCTGACGAAATAGTACGAAGCCGTTAATCTCGTCGCCTCCAGGAAGTTCGAAGCTATCGTTTAGCCTAGCAAGTCCGAAGATATCCTTACCGCCTCGTAAGCTACCCGCCGTCTCCATAGAGATATTGGCGTGTTTAGCGAACTTCTGGAAGAAGTCGAAGATGCGTTCGTTTTGGATAGGTTGGTAATCTTGTGAACAAGTACCGAGGATCGTATTGTCGCTATCGCGCATAATACTAAAGCGGTCAGGGTGTTCCATAACCTCGTCAAGAATGATATTACCGTCAGCGTCTTTTTCGTATTCGCTAACGGGCCGCGCCAGCGTATATAAAGGACGCTTGTCTACCGACCAGTCTAGACCGGCGGCGACCATCATCTCATGTGGTGTTAACGTACCGTCAACTTCCACGCCTTCTCCGTGCCAAGGCACTTGGCCTGTCCACGCCATACTTTCTACTGCTGCTACCATGGGTAGTCTCCTTTGTAAGTTCTACTTTCTAAATGTTCGTAACGCTGTCACGGCGCTACTTTTAATACTTTAGCCGCGAGGGTTACGAAAGTAAAGCACTAAGCCGACGCCTTAAAGATAAAAGTAAACAGGGTTTTCCAATCGTACGGAGCCTCCAGAGTAACGGCAGACTCGCTTTTCCAACTAAGCTCTTGTATCTCTTTTAGCTCAGTCGGCTGGAATAATTTAATCTCTCTATTCTTTCTAATCAGTACGAAACAGTTGCCGCCTGCTTTGGCTCGATTGTAAAGCCAAGCGATCTGGAATGGACTCAACTCCGACTTATTGCCTTTGATGGATTTAAGCTCGATCCAGATCTCTTTGCCGTTCTGACAGTAGTTTACGTCCGGTACTCCCTTCCCTGTCCCGCCAGTCTCGATCCGCTGAACGTGAGCTTCGTTAGGGATATGCGGTTTCATTAGAGACCAGAACTGTGATTCTTTAGCCATGTGTTACTAGTATCTGCAATACAAAACTAAGAATAAATATCCCGATGATAATCGAGATACCTACTAGTATTCCCGTGATTATGTCATCGCGCTTGGGCTTCATTAGTGCCTAATCATCCCTTCTTCAGAGATCTTTTCGAGAATACTCTCTCGATCTCCGAAAATTTCTAGCAGTTCAAAAGCGTTAGCTCTAATTTCTTCCATAAGCTGATCTGCCTCTTCGATCGTGTAGTCCAGAAGGTGGATCAGGTTTACCGATCCGACGAATACCATAGCTTTGTATACGTCCATCATATCGACATCGCCGTCTCCGCGCATCTCTTCTAACCACGCGTTAATCGTGTCGAAAATGACTTTTACTTGTTCTTCATCGCATTGGATCTCAAATTCACCGCTCCCAAACATTTTAGCTTCCTTTATTCCGGTGCTCATGATAGTAGTCTCCGTTGCCCTTTTGAATTTTTGTTACGATCTGCCAGATCCGCTGCTTACTTACGTTATAGATCTGTCCGATCTCTTTAAGAGTCATCGTACCGCTATCATACAGTTGAAAAATCTGTTTATAGGTTTCTTCGTTTTTCGCGATATCTTCTTGCGAAAGACTTTGTATTCGCATCATTTAGCTTCACCCCAATTTATTCCGGTTTCGTAATCCACTACTAGTGGAACTTTTAAATCGACGCAGTTGACCATTCGATCGATCACCATGTCTGATTGTTCTTTATTAAAGATCGAATAATCGAGTTCGTCATGTATACCGATATGTGGGACTAATCCTTCTTTCCACAAATCTCTCATAGCGAGTTTCGTCATATCCGCAGCCGATCCTTGGATCAGCTTGTTTAGTGCTTTATATGTAAACGACCGCTTGAGATTATCGCCATGCTTATCTACCGCTTCTTGTCTGGGTAACGGCGCATGTTTTTCACCGTGTAGATATCCGACCGGCTCCCACAAATCGAAATGGCATTTACGACCACCGAGCGTTGTTATATAGCCTCGCTGCTCTGCCATCCGAGTACACATGTTTTGTATGCCTCGAATAAAAGGAACACGACTATGGTACAGGTCGAGTAGTTTCCCAGCTTCGTCTGACTCTAGTCCTAGTTCTTTAATGAGCTTTTCGCGGCCCATCCCATACGTTAGACCAAGGTTGATATTCTTAGCTTGTTTGCGGGGGATACCAGCCATATCCGCTACGATCTGGTGAAAGTCAGCGCCTTCGTTAGAGTATGCGTTTACAGCGTCAGCTGCTCCTTCGAGTCCAAGTAACGACGAATAATGTACGGTAATCCGAGGCTCTTGTTGAGAGTAATCGAATACTCCCCACGTTGCTCCTTCTTCGGGGATAAAGAGCGATCGAATCAGCTTACCGATCTCTGGGTCTCTCGCAGGAACTTGCTGAAGGTTTGGGTTCGAGTAACTAAACCGCCCTGTTACTGTACCGCCGCCGTCATTCTTTAGCGGGTGCGCTTCGGCATGTATCCGACCGTGGTGCGAATATTCTAAGATCGCTCCTTCGATAAACGTAGTCCGAGCTTTATTGATACGTCGAGCTTCGACGATCATCTTCGGAAGGTCGTGGTCGTGAGCTTCTAACCACGGGCCTTGGAAACTAGGTGCACCTTTCTCAGTGTGTGGATACCATAAGTCATTGGCGTCGAACGCTTTTTGTATTGACGCGCTCGCCCAAATATCTACGTTGATACCGAACCGTCTCTTAATTTCTACGAGTAGTTGCTGTTCTTTCTTAGACATTTGCTCCGAGGCTTGTTCTGCTCGGGCCGTGTCGATCCGAACGCCGCGCCATCGCATCTCGATCAGCAGCGGTATAAGGTCGCACTCTAGGTCGAATATCTTCTGTAGCCCCTCGGCCTCTATACGCTTCCCTAGCGTCTTCCACAGGCGTAGCGTTAGGACTGCGTCCTGTTCCGCATACGGCCCCACATACTTCGCTGGGAGCGACCACATGCCGCTCTTTGCGTTTACGCCCCACGCTTTCGCTGCCATCTCGAGTAGCGTTTCGTCTTTTTCCTCAGCTAGTAAATCTTTACCTAAGTTGTTTAGCGAGTATGACCGGCGGTTTTCATCTAACAATGGCGCTGCAAACATCGTATCGCGTAGCCTGCAAGTTAGCTCCACACCTTCACGTTTTAGCCAGCCAACATCATAAAGTGCGTTATGGAAAACCATCGTACCTTTATGATTTTCAAAGGTTCTTTTGAGCCAGCGTAGGACAACTTCTTCCTCTAAGTTGCCACCGTTTTCGTGCCGTATCGGTAAATACCCTGACCATGAATCTGATGCGATAGCGATCCCGACAACGTAGCCGTCACCCGTTGCCCATCCTGGACCACGGTTTATCAAGTTGGGGTCGTAAGTTTCTAAATCGACCGCGAGTGTTTCGTGTGGGTCGAACTTAGGTAGAACTTGCGGAGCTATCCAATCGCTTTCAGGCTGGATCAGTGGTATCTGCATCTATGAGTCCTCCTGATTCTAGCGAACGAATATGTTGCTCAACTAAAAAT